GTCTTGGGTTGTAGGGTTCTATCTAGACGCAAAGAAACAACGCCCTATGATACTCGGGTCGATTGCAGGCAATCCAGGCGAGAATGATGTCAACAGATTAGCAGTCAACGACCCCGATCTAGAACACACTTCACTTACTGAACGCAAGGCCGCTCGTACTCAGGGCGTGGCAGGACCAGACAGGCAACTACGAAGGGTCAAGGTATTTGGGCAAACTGTGGGCGAAGTGGCATCAGAGAACAATGATCCGTGGTCTGAACCCGAAACCCCTTATGCTGCAGAGTATCCAGAGAACCATGTATATGAGAGTACAAGTGGTCATATAATGGAGTTCGATGATACCACAGACAAAGAGAGAATACACCAAAGACATAAGATTGGCACAGGATATGAAATACACCCAGATGGCACGAAAGTAGATATCGTCAAGAAGGACCAGTATAGCGTAGTCGAGGGTTCACACTATTGTAATATTAAAGATAATGAAACAGTTACCATCAACGGATCCCTCAAGGTCCTAGTGAATACTGATAAAGGTAGTAATGATTACACTATACAAGTAGATGAAGGCGGTAATTGTAATATACAGACAGATAGTGGGCAGATTAATCTAGTGACCGGTGGTCATTCTAATGATATTAACATTGTTTCATCAGGTAGTATTAATATGAGTGCTTCTCAAGACTTTAATGTAAGGGTCCTAGGGGATCTGAATGAAGATGTCGAAGGTAAACAAACAACTCAGGTAACAGGCAATATTGACATAGACGGCAGCCGTATAGACTTAAACTAGGAGCAGGACCGTAAGTAATCTTTTAGATACTATCATACTAGAGGACTCAGCCGTTTCCTATGGATTTTATTGTAAAAATTTTTTCGTATGGATAAAAAGATCAGAAAGTCGGTTCTATATGGCATAGTCGTAATCTTTCTATGCTGTATCTTTGGTATAATAATCACATTTTAAAGGAGTTATATATGTCAGACAAATGGAAGAATATGATTAAGTACGAGTTAGATAAGATGAAGAAAGATAGTTATGGTAAGTATGTTCACAAAGAAATGACGGCAGATGAATACTGGGATCAAGAAGAAAAGGATCTCAATGAATCATACAAAGAAAGCGTTAGACAAAGGGAAGAACGCTCTAAGAGAGCAAGTATAAATAAAGCACCAAAGGTATTTTAGTTATGTATATATGGATATTAACTGTTATGTTATCGTATGGTAGCATGGTTGAAATGAGAACACTTGAACACGATACTGGTGTTAATACGGTAAAATTTCAAACAGAATCAGAATGTCAAGATTATCTCTACAAAAATAAGGTAGTGATTGTCAAAGACCTATTGTATAACTTTGATGATGGTAACCTTACAGGTTTTGACTTTATGTGTGAGAGTAGATGGTATGATTGATTTTGGGCTCGTACTCTTACAAATGGGAGTTGTAGGTTTCTTTTATACCCTCTTTCTATACTTTTGTTGGATATCGAAAAACTGGACTTTCTTTTATGTAAGTCACCTGGCACTTTTAGGTTGTATGGTGATAGCGTATGCGGTTTAATCTGAACCAACCACCTTGGAAATATGATGTTGCGATAGTGATTCTGTGTGTATTATATCTAATGTTGTAGGAAAATTTTTTTAGTTGGTTCCGAAGGGTTTGTGAGTTTATGTATGCGGCGGAATAAATAGTTATATTATGAAACAACCAATTACTGGCGAGTATGTATCTGAAGGTGGTAAAAAACCGATCACAGGTACAGGCGATAAATCAACACGATTAGGTTCTGCTTATAATAATGCAGAAAAAGGTGTCACCAAGAATGATGGTTCAGGTGGTACACAAGCTGATCTGAGACAATGGTCTCAATATATGATGTTGAAAGAGAACTCTCGCTATCCTACAAAAGAAGAATACAACGAAATCTCAACCTATTATGATGCACCGATGGAAGGTGTGTATGAAAAAACTTGTACAAAGCGTTGGCCTTTATTGTATTCAGGTGATCTGTTAAAATATTGTGATCTGATGGTTCGTAATCACGCAAGATCAAATAATGTATTGTTATTACAATCGTGGTGGTCATCAATGTCACCAGGTGATATTCTACCCAATCATACACACACTTACACCTTACCTTGTCGTACAATATCAGGTATTGTTTACGAACAACAAGATTATCCATCATCTAATAAACCTAGAATTAATCTTGTAATGAGACCTCTAGGTGAGGAACCTGTTGTTATGGAACCTCGTTTTGGTATGTCTATCTTTATGGAAGGCACAACTGAACACTGGACTCCTCGTTATGAAGGCAAGCGTGTTCGCCGTTGTCTCGCTTTTGACTATGCAATACTTGATCAATGGCCGTGTGATTGTCATACAAGAGAAAATGGTGTATGTATTCGTTGTGTACATTATAAGATAGAACGCTTTAATTTTCCTGTATTTGCAACAACGGTAACAGAAAAAGAATTATATTATAAACAAAATCTGTTTCAGATATTAGAAGCAGGTTTGTTTAAACCTGATTCAGGACCAATTGTTTTACATAGTAAGAAGGATCACTATCGAAGAGGATGGCGTGAAGATGAGGGCCGTAAGAAAGACTTAACAGCAAAAACAGGAGTATTCCCAAGTTGATTGATTACAATAAAATATCAATATATGATTTTGCACCCATCAAAGATTTAGTATCGCCAGATGAAGAACCTAAGCGTGAGGTTGAAAATAGTTATGACGCTGTAAATGCTCAGGTTAGATACACACATAGAAATTATACAACAAGAGATATAAGACCAAATAAAAGTTATAGAAGATATACAAAACAAACAGAGTTATATTTTGACGACCCTAGTATGAATCACAAAAGCGAAGGTTGGCAAATTATACCAGATGATCACCAAGTACGAACTAATACAGATGGTATTGTACAAGAAAAAAATTATAGTATGATTGCACCTAGTGATGAAGGTGGTCCTATGCAAGGTAAAATACGAGATTGGATTGAAGAAAAAATAAAGTTGCATACAGGCTCTAATGATATATTACATTTAAGAAGTTGGTGGTCTATACTTACAAATGATGTTGCAGTTCCTATACACTCTCATACATATCAAACAAAACGAAGAACTATATCAGGTATTATGTGGACTAAAGGTGATATTTGTCCTCTATATGTTCAAAATCCTGGCGATGAAATACCTGATAAGATAAACAATGTACCTGGTCGTTTAGTTATATTTGGTAGTAATACAAATCACTGGACAGATCCTTATCCTCACCATAATGTAAGAGCAGGTATCTCTTTTGATTATATGATCAATGACCAAGATTGTTGCTCTTGTCAGAATGAACAGTTTTGTTATCGTTGTGTTCATTTAGTAAAAAATTTAAAGAAGGTAGGTATTCAAAATATTTACTCAGGTGGTAGCACTACTGTAAAATATGAAATGCAAGATAATCAAATACAAGAAGCAAAGGGACCTGGGCAGTCTCAATTAAAGAACATACCAGAGTATAAATAGTGATATGGCTGATAACGAAGAAACATATATCACACGATACGGAGAAGAGATAGGTAAAGGCTGGTCACAAGCAAAAACAGGAAAGAAAGAGTTAGACGATCACTTTCAAGATATTTACGATATGGCTGCCTTAGTAGATGAGTCTAATAAAAGACCTAACGAACCGTATATAGATAAAACAACACTGGCTGCTGCTGATCCTGTATTCTACACAGGCGGTAGTAGAGATGATACAGGTACTTGGGTAGAAGATGGTACTGAAAGTATATTAGGTCTAGGAATACGAGAACCTGAAAAGGCAGGTAAATGGGAATGGTGGGGTTTAGAAACTGCTGCTGGTCTCAGACAATTATTTACTCATTCAAAATACAAATTACCTGAATACAATACAGATGATTTACTTGTAGTTGGTGCAGGTAGAGGAGTGACTGGTTTCTTTTTAGGTGATACAGGTCTTTCTAATAACAATGGTATGTTTAAAAATGTTACCATGGTTGAAGAGGATGCAGACTTAGTTAAGTATTCAAATGGTCTAATTACAAAAGCAGGTATTACAAATGTTAAATCTGTACAAAATAGATCAATAGAAGAACCGTCACCAAGAACTGATGGTTATGATGAAATAGTTTCTAAACAATATGATGTAATTATTGCTACACTTCCTTTCTCTAATCAACAAAAAGGTGTTTATTATATTAATCAACAAGTCAGAACATTAAGAGGCGAAATAGAAAGTGGCAATAAATATCTAGGTGGTATTTGGCCTTTAGGTTCAGGTAGTAATACTGACTTTTATACAGATATAAAAAAGTTTGAAGATAAATGTTATGATGAAAATTTTAATAGACATAGTGTTTTATTTACTAAAGCAAATAAACTTTTAAAACCTAATGGACTATTAATATCTGTTCATCATACACACGCCAGCGATATAGATACTTTTTCAGAAATGATATCTCAAGGTAATCTATCTTTAGAATACCATACTATGATTGATAAAGGTATGGGTGCTAGGTCAATCGCAAGACATTTCTTTTTAAGAAGGGTATTAGTATCTTCGGCAAATCCAAGTATGTGGATAATGGCTTGTAGAAAAAAATAAATTATTTTATTATTATGTTTTTAGGTATGCACATTGGGATCCATGATTCCAACATTTCACTTTATAAGGATGGTAAGACTTACTATGCTAAGTATGAAAGGCATAGTAATATAAAGCACGGTACTGGTAATATACAATGGATAGTTAATACTTTAAAGCGTTGGGGAGTAAATGATCCTGCAAATGATATTAAACACATAGTAAGTTGTTGCTCATTTTATGAGGATCCTGAATGGCAAGAAGGTGAGGTAACCTTCTATGGTGGTTCACCAACAACTAACTATTCTCAACACCATAATATTTTTGATAGCACAGTAATTGATCCTCTATTATTGAATAACTTTAAAGTCATTAGAATATTAAAGACACAATGGAAAGCAAAAGTAGAAACAATAGATCATCACGAAGAACACAATCACAGCACATTTAGGAACTATAAAAACTTTTGTCTCGATGGTAAAGGTACAGGTAATAACTATGCTTTAATTGAAGGTAAAAGACTTCAGATAGGTAAAGATGGCTGGCCATTTGGTAGTTATCTTACGAGAATAGGATTACATATGGGTTTGCAACATGGTGCTGAACCCTGGCACCAGATACTTGATTCTCTAGATATGCCTGGTAAGATTATGGGTCTACAAGCATATGGTAGTGTTTCAGAAAAATACAAAGATTTAAAAGATATTAATTTAATACAGGCTGTTGCCAATCAAAAAGATCCTGGGTTTTACAATAAAGAGTGGTTAGACTTTGTAGCAACAGCACACGACACACTTGTTAAAGAAAACTTACAAAGATTTAGAGATAACTTTAAACCAGGTGAAACTATAAGTTATACTGGTGGTGTTGCTTTAAATGTAGTTGCAAATGATGAAATTAAAAAAGAGTTTGATATTAAAATACCACCACATTGTGGCGATGAGGGATTATCATTAGGTGGATTAATCTATCTAAGTAGAATATATGACTTTGAAGTCAAACTAGATAATTTTCCTTTTTGTCAAGATGATGAACTACCTTGGGATGAAGTATGTTCTCACACAATTAAATCCACTGCCGAGGCACTTGCAAGAGGTAAGATAGTAGGTTGGTATCAAGGTCACGGTGAAATAGGACCTAGAGCATTAGGTAATCGTTCTATATTGATGGACCCTACAATCAAGAATGGTAAACAAAAGATAAATCAAGTTAAGAAAAGAGAACCTTGGAGGCCGTTTGGTGCTAGTGTCAAAGAGGATCAGGCACATAGGTTTTTTGAAATGACACATAGTCCTTTTATGATGTATAATACAAAAGTTAAATACTCTGGTATACCAGCGGTTACACATAGAGACGGTACTTGCAGACATAATACGGTAACACCTGAAATGAATCCTGCATACTATGAATTATTAGATCAATTTGAAAGATTAACTGGTGTGCCTGTATTATTAAATACCTCTTTAAATTTACAAGGTGGTCCTATTTGTGGTAAAAGAGAACAGGCTATAGAATTATTTAATGAAGCAAAACAATTAGATCAATTAGTGATAGGCAGTAAAACATGGACAAGATGAATTATCTTATAGTTTCGCCAGTTAGGTCTGGTAGTTCTTGGTTAAATAGCGTTTTAGAAACACACTATAAACTTTACAATGTAGGTGAAACACTTTGTAAAATTAGTCCTGATTTTGTAGAAGATGATCAGGCAACACTTAAAGCAAAATATCACGATCATCAAATATCAGATGGCTATAGAAAGAGTATGGTAAAAATGTGGAGTGAAGAACTTAGAAATCTTCCTAGAGATGAACAGATAGATTTTATTGCTAAGAAAAAACCTATTGTTGCAAAATTCACACCTTGGGATTTATATGAAGATGAAAAACTAGATGGTCGTTTAGGTAATGGATATAGATTAGAAGTATTACAAGAAAAGTGGGCACCACTAACAACAATATTTTTATATAGAAAAAATCTAGTAGAACACTTTTTATCGTTCTTAGCATTTCATCAAACAGGTGTGGGTAATGCAACAAGTCAATTTATGCAATATCAAAGACCTGTTTCTAATTTTACTGATAACTGGATTACATACCATAAAATGCATATGGAGTTTATGGATAGATGTTATAGAGATCATAAGTTTGATCATACTGTGGCATATGAAGATTTATTTAATATGGAAGAACTATGTGGCATACCATTAAAACAGTATGAAGGACAGTTTACTTTTAAACTTAATAAATATACTAGAGAAGAAAAGGATGAGGTAATCAGGAGAACTGGTTATAGTGAAAATTATGAATTACATTGATCTAATAAAAGAACAAGAAAAAAATGATGGTTGGTTTTTACGATTTTGTAAGAACTGGTTATTCATTCACGAAGTCAATGCCATGCCAGCAGTTGAAGGTAGTAATGGCAAATTTTTCTACATACTCAGAATATTCCCATTTGGTTGGATACCAATACTAAATCATTTGGTAATAAACATAATGTATAATGACTATACCGATTTCCATAATCACCCGTGGAGGATGCATACATTTATCGTTTACGGCGGATATAAGGAAGTGATAGTCAATAGACACACAGGCGAAAAGACTATCAAAAACAGGCGGCCTGGGTCGTTTAGTAGTGATACTAAATTAGATGACTTTCATAAGATAGAATTATACAAAGACAAAGCGGTATCTATTATGTTTAAAGGTTTCTCTTATTTGGATAAGAAGTCTAGACAGAGAAGTTTTGAGTTTATGTTACCAGACGGTACCATTATGCCAAGTTATAAGTATTGGGCAAAGAAAGGTTGCACTAGACAACAACAATTGGATGGTGTTAAAGTTTGGTATCCTAGAAAGTGGATAGTACCTAAGATAGTAAAGCGTTGGTTTGATTATTATAATGGTAAGTGAGGATCATTAATCTTATACATATGGGTGTCGTTCCCTCAGAATAGGGCTAGATACCTATACAGGATATATTACTGGCGATTGATCGTCTCTCGCCTTCACCCTCAAATGGATAAACTAAGTGATTAATATGTAGTGGAAACAATACTAATTTTCCTACTACTGGTTGCACTAGACTTGTCCCTGAAAATTTAAATCTTTCTACCTCGTCTATTGATGTTGTTGGGTCAGTCATAAAACATAAATGACCATCTGTAATACCATTTAAATTAAAATCTCTTATCAATCCTTTTGTCTCATATAATTTTCTATCTGGATTAATTGCCTCTAATTGTTTTGGTATTTTTGTCCATAATACAGTAGCAAATCCAGGTACATTACCAGGAACATTATGAGAGTGAATAGGATTATAATCACCCTCGTATTGATGAACAGACCATATATCTTCAGTCTTTATCATCTTATCAGAATAATTATTTTGTGATAGAATAGAAAATTCTTCAATATATTTTCTTGACAAGTGGTGTGTTAGGTTCGTATATTCTTGTATGATAGATTCTTTTTGATCTAGATAAACTTGAAATCCCTTTTTAATAACTCCTGCAAGTGTTGGGGCTGCATTATGTTCAAACTTATATTTTTTATCTTCAGAAACTTTATCTAATAACTCATTCAGTCTAGTAACCATATCGTCAGGTATTTTAGTTTCTAGAATTAATGCTTTAGGTATAATTTCTTTTTTATATTCTAAATACATTTTATCTGAATGGCGGTCCGTTAAACCAGGCAACTGCACTTAATCGTGTGCCTTTTGTAACCGGTGATACTTTATGTCTAATAAAGGATGGGAAAACTATTACTGCACCTCGTTCTCTAAATCTTTCATTTGTCCAAGTTTGTAATTCGCTTGTTTGACTATGTTTAGGCAAATCTGTAAAGTACATATCACCGCCTTCATAATCTTCACTATTTGATAATTGTATAGACACACTTATTTTTCTACATAGACCAACCATAGAATTATCAGGTGTTTCATTAACAGCATATTCTGTTTTATTAGGTGTTAAAACTTTACTAGCAAAGTGATCAGAGTCACCATCTATGTGCCAATCATAATGTTGATTTAAACCATATTTTGTAAATTGTATATTTTCTATTTGTCTTACATCAAAACGCCAACCTGCCTCTTCATTTGCTTTATTAACAAAAGGTCTTACACATTCATAAATATCCTCGCCGTGCAACCAAGATATACGACTTGCTCTAACTTTATCATCGCTTGAATATGTTTGATTTTCATTTTGGTGAGTTGCAACTTGTTCCTGTGCTTCAAGACCTCGCTTAACCAAAAAATCACAGCGCTCTTTTGAGAGGCCGTGTTCACCTGAGAATACCCAGCATAAATTTCTTAACATAATTTATCCATAACCATCGCTTTTCTTTATCAACATTCTACTTAAAAAAGTAGAAGAACCAGAATACTCAGCATCAAAAGCATTCTTCAATAATATATATAACGGATAAAATAAAGGTATTCTAATAACTCTCTTACCTCTTACAAGTAAGATATGGTAGAACCAACTACCCTCTATGTGGCTGAAACCAACACAACCTTTAATCATCAACTCAGTATAATATAAACTAGCACTACTGGTAAAGTAAGTAAAACTATTTCCATTATGTCTCTCCTCTTAAAATTTTTAAATCTTGATGAGCATTTTTTAAAGCACTTGATAAAAATCCTACCATATAAAATGCCCTATCACTATTTGTTTTATAATTTAAGAATTGAGTCTTTGATTTACTCTCTCCTTCACCAAACATATAATTCATTATATCTTGATCGGTTGTTCCTGTTAAGTATCTATTCATTTGCCTTCTCCTTTAAACAATTAAAAGCATATTTTTCTGCCTGTTCTTTAGACATACCTTCTTCGAGACCTTCTTCATACTTATCTTCCAAAAATCTCTCAACATAATAATTACTCATTATGATAACAACCCTTCAGTAGCGAATTCAGAATATATACTTTGTTCATTATCAAAGTCCATATCCATAACATCTTCGATTGTTAGATTGATTGAACTAGCAACTCTTTCTATTTTATCGCCGATCAGGTTTTCATCACCCATATAAGCGCCAGCAAGAACAGCATTATATTCATCTTTTAGATTTTTTAATTCAGACATTGTGGCCTGAATATCATTATTCACATCAAATTTACTCATTATGCAACCTCCATTATTTGTTTGATTAATTTAATATCTTTTTCGATTTCTAGTTTCTCTTTTTTTGATCCACTATATTTTTTATTATTTGAAGTCTCCCACATTTTCTTGGCAAACTCAAATTGTTTTTCGTATCTATTCATTATTAGCCCTTTCTTAATAATTAATTACGATTAAATTTTGTAATTTTCTGATTACACCGTCTAGGTCAATATCATAATAATAGTCATATTGATCTTTTTTTAGTTGTTTAGCATAATCTAATTTAGCAAAGATATCTTTACACTCTTTGAATTCTTTGAAAACTCTGTTTTTTGATTTATATTGAAAATTACTCATTTTTAGTCCTTTTGTTTAGTTAATATACGATAATTATACACTAGGGGAACTATGAAAACAAGCGAAAAATGGCATAATTTTTGAGGGAAACGCTATTTTATTTCATTTAGAATCAATAACTTAGAAAAATCGCAGAAAACTGCGAAAAATGTCAAAAATGACGGAAAAATGCGAAAAAAATGCACTCTGGTGGGTCTTATAAATAGTGAATATGACGGATCCTTGTTATGACGGCGTGAATCTATACGAATCACGCAATTTTGTGTGGAATTTAGTGTTGGAACGGCACGAATATATCGTGGATGTAGTAAATCCTAGTATTCTGATTGAAAGATCCGTAAAAATAACAGTCGAAGGTGTGACCTTCGGTACAAGGAGATAAAAATGAATGAAGTTTTAAAGTTTTTTAGAGACGGATTAGAGGTATTCTGGCCGAAACCTAAAAAAACAGCAAAAAAGAAGAAAAAAGCAACTAAGAAAAAGAAAAAATAATTATGGCAAAAGTATCGAAACACTTTGGCGTTAATTCAGGACATACTCCAACAAAAAAAGGTACTTCTCAAGGAAGAAAACCTATTATGAGTACAATGAATAAGTCAAAAAGAAGATCATATAAGGCATATCGAGGCCAAGGTAGGTGAAAGGTCAATTTATCGTAAAGATAGGTACAGATTTATTAGAATTTTTTGATTATAATGATATTCCTGAATCTTTTGATAATGTGATAGTCTATAAACCTGAACACCCAGAACCTCCTCATAGTGAAGAAGATCACGAACTAATTGCAACTTTTGACGATAAGTTAAAACAATTAATGAAACGGGAGAAAAAGTAATGCCAGCGGTAACAAGAATAGGGGATGCTGATGTGGCCCATTGTTCTGGTATGACCAGAGCGCAAGGTTCACCTAATGTATTCTGTAATGGGATTGCTGTATCTAGGCAAGGTGATAATAATACAGGTCATTTATTACCTGGCGTTCCTTGTCCTTCACATTCAGCACCTATTGCTTCAGGTTCATCTACGGTAAAAGTAAATAATCAAGGTTGTGGCAGAGTAGGTGACGGCATATCAGGTTGTACCTCTGTGGCTGCAGGTTCTTCTAATGTATTTGCAGGTGGTTAAAAATGGCTAATGATTGGACGGTACAGGATAATGATAACTTTGTAAATATTAAAAGTGGTCAAACATTAAATATTGATTTACCAATTAAGACAGAAAATGCAACTAATGATTTAGAGTTATTTTTAAATACTCATAGAACAGGTAGTAGCACAATCTATGTTGATATGGATAATACAGTCGCAGGTTTTAATATTAAACTTGCTGAGTTGTATGGTGTTGATAATTTATTAGACGCTGATACCACTACAACCTCTATTGTACAACAAATAACAAATAATACACCTGGGTTCTTTGCAGGCTTATCTGTACTACCTCAGGTATTTTTAGATAGTGGCAAAGGTGTACTAGACTTAGTAAAATCAATACATGGCAGTTATTCTATATTAACAACTGAGGCAGGTACGACAGGTAATAGTGAAAAAACATCTTGGGTTAGCTCTAACTTATCATCATTTGCACCTACAGGTAGTATTAATTTTGCACAAAATACTGATAAAGGACCTTTTGGCGGATCAGGTAAAATATTAATTGATGATAGCCCTACCTATGTCTCACAATTTAAGGCTGCAGGTGGTCAGGCATTTAGATACATCTATACTGAATTAGTATCAGGTAGTTTACCTGATGGATTAAGTCTCGTTAATAATAGAATTGAAGGAACTGCACCCACGGTTACAACTGATACAACCTTCACATTTACTATTAGACTTCACAATTATGCAGGATACTATGATAGAATATTGAAAATGTCCGTAGTTGCCAATATAAATAGAAGTATGGCATATAATTATACCAATTCTACGGGGACTAAAAGAAATACAAAAGTATGGAAAGATTTGAATTTAAATTTTACAAAACACCCAACGACAAATGATATTGTAAAACTTGAAGGTGTAAATGCCGTAAAAAGAAGTGTAAGAAATCTCATTAATTTAAATCATTATGAGAAACCTTTTCACCCAGAAATAGGATCAAATGTCAGAGATATGCTGTTTGAACCTATGACACCACTTACTGAGGTCTTTTTGGCTAAGAAGATTGAAGAAGTTTTAATAAATCACGAACCAAGAGTGAGGTTAGTGAGAGTAAATGTTAATTCTAATCCAGAACAAAATAGATATAGAGTATGGATTGAATTTTATGTTGTTAATCATCCTGAACCGGTTACGGTTGAAACATTTTTAGAGAGATTAAGATAATATGGCTACAACAACTAGTGCTAACGAAACAAAAAAATTACAGGTTACAGAATTAGACTTTGATCAAATCAAAACTAATCTTAAAAACTTTTTAAGAAATCAAGCAGAGTTTGCTGATTTTGATTTTGAAGGTTCCGGTATGTCGGTTCTTTTAGACTTACTTGCCTATAATACACACTATCTAGGATTTAATGCTAATATGTTAGCGAATGAAATGTTCCTTGATAGTGCAGCTTTAAGATCAAGTGTAGTATCATTGTCTAAAATGTTAGGTTATACTCCTGCTTCAGCGATTGCACCTGAGGCTGATATTACTGTTGTTTTAGCAAATGCGTCAGGCGCTTCGGTTACAATGCCTGCAGGAACAAAGTTTACGACAACAGTTGGTGATACACAATACACCTATGTCACCAATGCAGATAAAACGATAACACCTCAAGATGGTGTTTATACATTCTCAAATGTAAAAATTTATGAAGGCACTAGAATAACTTTTCAATATACAGCAGATAGTAATAATGAGGATCAAAAATTTATAGTTCCTAATTCTAATGCTGATATTACAACATTAAAAGTTGATGTACAAAATTCATCTTCAGATACAACACAATTCACATATACAAAAGCCACATCACTAACAGGCGTAGCACCAGATAGTAGAGTTTATTTTACTCAAGAGGTTGAAGATGGAAAGTTTGAAGTTTATTTTGGTGATGGTGCTGTAGGTAAAAAAATACAAGACGGTAATATAGTTAAATTAACTTACATAGTAACCAACAAAACTCTTTCAAATGGTGCAAATAGTTTTTCATTATCAGGAACTATTGCAGGATTTTCTGCTCAAACAATTACAGTTAATAGTAAATCTGCTGGTGGTGCAGAACCTGAAAGTATTGCCTCTGTCAAAATAAATGCACCTTTACAATATAGTTCTCAAGATAGGGCGGTAACTGTTGCAGACTATAAAACATTAGTAAAACAAATATATCCTGCAGCAAATGCTATTCAAGTATGGGGCGGCGAAGATAATTCAACGCCTCAATACGGTAAAGTTTTTATATCAGTTAAATTAGCAGATGGTTCTAATTTAACTTCAGTAGATAAAACAGATATTGAAACTCAATTAGGTCAATATGCTGTTGCTTCAGTTAGACCAACTTTAGTAGATCCTGAAACAACATTTATTGTTTTAAATACAAACTTTAAATATAATAGTAATTTAACAACTAAAGATGCTTCAACTTTAGCAAGTGAAGTTTCTACAGCACTTTCAAATTATTCATTAGATACTCTCAACAATTTTGTAGGTGTATTTAGATATAGTGTGGCTACTGGAGTAATAGATGATACAGATCCATCAATCGTAAGTAATATTACAACCGTTAAAATTTATCAAAAATTTACACCACTTGTTTCTTCTACTGCAAGTCAAAAATATACAATATCATTTAATAATGCAATTTATAATCCTCATACTGGTCATAACTCTGACGCTGGTGGTGTTGTATCAACAACAGGTTTTAAATTAGATAATGATAATACAACTGAATACTATTTTAATGATGACGGCGCTGGTAATATTAGATTATATCATCTAGTAGATGGTGCGGTAACTTATGATAATAATAATTGGGGTACAGTAAATTACTCTACTGGAGAAATTGTAATTTCATCAGCAAAAATAACTGCTGTTTCAGAGGTAGATGGTGCTACTTCAACTCAAGTTAGAGTTACCGTGATACCAAGATCAAATGATATTGCACCTGTAAGAGGACAGGTTTTGAATATTGACACAGCAAACTCAACAATAGAGGGTAGTGTTGATACAATCGAAAGTGGTTCATCTTCTTCTGGTGTAGGATATTCAACTTCAACTAGTTATTCAACCTCAACTGGTGGTACTAGTGGTACATATTAATATGGATGTTAAATGTCTGAAAACTATTTTACATTAAAGAAAAAAATATCATCTTTAGTAGGTCAACAAGCACCTGACTTTGTAAAATCAGATCACTCTGGATTTACAGATTTTCTTCAAACATATTTTGTATTTTTAGAATCAGCTGAGCTTCAACTTACAGATATTTCTGAGCAAGATGAAATATTATTAGAGTCTGATAATGTTGATTCTTTACAAAAATTAATTTACGAAGATGCTACAGATGAAGCTGGTGATACAATTATATTAGAAGAAAATAGTTTCTTATCAGCATTTACAAATGGCGAAGTGGTTACAGGTTCTACAACTGGTGCTCAGGCAACTATTCTAAGCACAAATATATCCAATAAAAGACTTTTTATTACCTCTCAAAATAGATTTAAAACTGGTGAGACTATCACAGGTAGCACTTCAGGTGCAACAGCAAAGATAGGAAAATATAGAGCAAACCCTATTCAAAATATTCAACAACTACTAAATTACGCTGACTCCGATACAACTATTTCAGACTTCTTATCTGAAATGAGAAAATCTTTTATGTCAGGTATTACAGAAAATTTAGGTTCTTTAACTGATAAAAGAAAAACATTAAAAAATATAAAAGATTTATATAAGGCGAAAGGAACTAAAAAGGCAAATCAATTATTTTTTAGACTATTATTGAATGAGGAAGCAGATATCTATTATCCAAATAGAGATTTATTTAAACCATCAGATGGCCAATTTCAGAAAAGAACAATTCTTAGAACAACGCAAACTGCTGGTTCTATGTTAAATTTAAAAGGTCAAACAATTACAATGACGACTTCAAGTAGTACAGCAACTGCAAGGTGTATTGATACTACAAAATTTAATTTATCAGGAACAGATGTTTTTGAATTAGAATTAGATGTTGATTCAATTAGTGGTACTTTTGAAAATGGTGAGAGTGTTATAGGTATTGACAATACAGATTCCACACTAACTGCAAAAGGTGTTATAAAAACTATTATAGGTGGATTTAATATAACAAATGATGGCTCTTTGTATAATGTAAATGATACAATCACTATTTCAGGTGGTGGCGGAACAGATGCTACTGCTAGAGTTAGTGCAATAGGGCCAGGTGCGATAACAGATATAATTGTTTCAGCAGGAGGAACAGGATATGCTGTTGGTGATGCCGTAAACTTTACCATAACAGGAACAAATGGCACTACACCAGAAGCTGCTGTTTCCGTTGTTAATGGTGGGTTTGCACCAGAGGCTGGTAGTGTTTCTGCATATAGTATGGCCACAGATGATCATATTGTTTTAGAGGATCAAACACAAATTTTTGATCATTATTCTGGTGATAAGATAGTTCAAGAGTCAGGTACAAGTGCGACTAATGATATTACTGATGTAAGACTTATAAGATCAGGTTCTGGATTTACAAAACTACCAACAGCTACGGTTACAAGTAGTGGTGGTTCTGGTGCTAGTATTCTCGCTTTTGGTCCTGAGATAGGAAGAATTACTGAGACTTTATTAATAGAACCTGGTGTTAATTACACAGGCACTCCTACTATAACAGTACCTATTAATATGGTTAATAGTTCATTAACAGGTGACATTGTTGTGGGCGAAACTTTTACAGGTGGCTCATCAAGTGCTGAAGGAACGGTTACAGGATTTACAAATAATACTGTTTCATTTACTGCCACATCTGGCACACCTACTGTTGGTGAAACAATAACATATTCAGGTGGTACAACTGGTGTTGTTCAAAAAATTGATCCAGCAACCTTAACAGCCACGACTGGAACAACAATAACAACATCTGGTAGATATACTAGTCAAGATGGCTTTGTATCTGAAAAAGCAAAAAGAATTCAAGATAGTTTATATTATCAAGATTATTCTTATGTTGTAAAAGTAGGAGAAACTATTGCTAACTGGAGAGACTATATTAAGAAAGCAATTCACCCTGCAGGTTTTTTTGTAAGTGGAGAGGTTAGAATATCAAATAGAGTAAGTGGTCAAATATCAGTTCCTGTTGAGGGCGTGATATCAGGTCTTTCACAATCACCATTATTCTTTACTTTAAAACAGTTATTCTCTACTGTATTTGGTCGTAGATTAGGAACAGAGACGGATGGTACTACATTAAGAAGTAATCCTGAAAGTGATGTAGAAGCAGCCGATATAGATACAGCATTAGCTTCAACAACAAGGGATATTACATTAAAGCAAAAAATAACAATTAAGGTTGTAGGAGATGGTGCAGATTTAGATTTTAATGTGGGTGGCACAGAACAAACAGTAGGATATGCTTACGCAGGACCTAAAGTTAAAAGTGCATTTTTTAATGCTACTAGTGTATTTGGTGGGATTTATAATCAGAAATCAGGAAACTTACCCGAATCAAGTTTAGCCTTTACACAATCAGGTGTTCCTGTCTCTCAGATAGGAACTACAACCACAGTAAATAATCGTGCATTAACAATAGCAGAATTACAAAATGTATTTGAACAGGTTACAAACGCAAGTATCACAGATGCAACAAAAGATACTAGTCCTTTTACTAAGTGGAATATTGCGATACCTGCCTATGTTGCCCCTACTAGTCTAGGATTTGATTCTAGTACAACTAGTTTTGATGATACCACAATAACTTTTGATAAGGCATAAAAACATTTATAAATAGTAAAAAGAGAGAGAAAAATGGCAAAACAATCAATTAATTTAGGATCAAGTGCAAATGATGGCACAGGTACTACGCTTCGTGCCGGTGGTGATTTAGTTAATGATAACTTTGATGAAATATATACTGCATTAGGAACAGGAAGTGCATTATCAATTACAGTCTCTGGCGCATCTAATGGTCAAGCACTAGTTTATAGTTCTTCAAATGCAAGATTTGAACCTGCAACTCAATCTGGTGGTCTTTCAGAT